TCCACCTGCATCTTTATCTCCTAAGAAAAATCTAGATAAACCTCCTTTGTCAAATAATTCACCAATATCCATAGCGTTGATTTTATTTCCTAAACCTCCAGATAAAAACTCTCTACCAAAGCCACCACCTAATCCTTTTATACCTGGACTTCTAAAACCACCCAGTCCACCTGATATGGCTCCACTCATTCCACTACCAATACCACCAGCGATAGCTCCTAAGAAAGGATTACCAGTTGCAAGTCCTACAATAGGACCTAAGTATTGTTCTAGGTCACCAGGTATTGCTTTTCTAATACCTTTAACAATCTTTTTTAAAAAGAATTCTGGTTGACCTGTGACTGGGTTGATAGAGTTTAATTCGTTACCAACAATGTATCGACCGGGTTCTATACCCATGTCTACCATTGTTTTAAATAATCTTTTCTTTAATACTGGATTTCTGTCTAATACTTCCATTGGCACAACAGTTTCACCTTCTGCTGCGTGCACCACGTAAGTATCTTCAAAACGACCTAATCCTCCTAGCGAGGATACGAAACTTTTAAATTGATCTAACGACTCTAGTCCATGCATAGTATTATGTTGTATCTCCAAATATATCTAAACTATTTACCATAACGGCGACATCTCTTTTGATGTGTTCTTCTTCAGTGGAAGTTGCAGGGTTTTCGACGTCCGCCAATGCTTCTTTTTCATCAACGTATTCTTTTCCTGTTTGCGTATTAGTAATAGTAATCTTAGTCTCGACAGGTATGATTTTAACAGCACCTTTACCCGCTAATACGGTTTCATCTTTTTTTATACTCATTTTCCCATCCTTTTGCAATATAATTGTTTTAACATTTCCATCTCTTTCTGGCCTGTCTTAGTCTTGAATTAGGGTCTTTTGCAGCTTTTGGAAACTTCTTCATTTGTCCAGCGCTTCTAGCACAAAAAGACTTTCTTCTATTAGCAGCTTTACTACCTGGTTTTACCTTACCTGTAACAGCAGTCTTTAATTTAGATCCAGGATTATCTCTACGATATTTAGCAACACCAGCAGCAGTCATACCTGCTCCAGACTTAGTAGACCTAAAATATTTTTTAGTCTTGGGTGGTTGTTTATCTTGTTTTCTTACCATGTTTTTTTCTTATTGCTTCTTTAGCTCTTTTTGCAATTCTTGCCTGCTCTGCTTTACCAGACACTTTACTTCTCTGCTCAACCACAGTAAGTATTTGAATTTTTCTAGCAAACGGTTTATTAATTTTTTTGACCTTTGCAACGGTACGCCTCGCGTCAGCCGGAGTTGCGTATTTAATAGATACAGTGTCTTTTGGGTTCTCATCTGTATATAATCTTCTGTTTGATCCTTTAGGTTTTTTACCAGTTCCTTTTTTAGGATCTTTTTTTCTTGCCATTTTTCATTAATGTTTTTAAAGTTTTAGCCTGACCAGCGTGTAGTTTAGATGCTTTGTTAAGACCTTTTATTACTTTTTTTAATTTACGTTTTTTTGCGATTGTCATTTTTTTTCCTTTTTGCGAAAGTTGCTGCTCTTGAAGGCGTTGGTCCTGTGTTTGATTTAGCTTGTTTTCTTCTAACAGCTCCTGCTTTTTGTCCTTTAGACATAGCTCTTGCTTTTGCTATGGGGACACACTTAGGATAGTTTTTTCTTTTTTCTCCACCGCTTCTACCACATTTAGGATAAGAACCATCAGATTTTTTATTGGCTATGTCTACCCAATTTTCTTTTACCCAAGATCTTAATCCTTTTTTAGCCATTATGATTTTTTAGTTTTCTTTCTTTTCTTTTTCATTATAGCACCACAACCTTTTGCTATTCCACCTTGACTGTAGCTGGATACTTTTTTTCTATCTTGTGATACTTTATTAAAATCAATAACTTCTCCGCCGTCTGCCATTTTCTTTTTCTTTTTACCACCAGGAGTTATCTTTCCACTACAAACTCCGCTTGCATACATATTAGCATACGCGCTAGGGTAGACTTTGAATTTCCGCTTAGCTGCGGCTTTTCCTTTTGCACAAAGTTTGCCCATTACTTTTTACCTTTTTTCTTTTTCATTTTAGCTGCTGCAATTATATCACCTCTAGTAATTTTATCTTTTGGTGGGTACATAGCTGCTAATTTTTTCTTCTTTATTGTTTTTTTAGGAGTGCCGCCTTTGTTATACATCATGCCGCCACCCATCATTTTTTTAGCTGGTTGATTATCGCCTTTTCTTTTTACCTTCATAATCTTCTCCTATGTGTTGGTTATTTGTAGCACACTAATAATAATGTGCAAATCGTTTGCATTTTGTGCAGTAGCCTTAAAGACTTCTGATTCTTTTGCAATCAAAGTCGAC